TCTCCCGCGCCTCATCCGAATCGGCGCATTCTCCCGCTTCATGCTCAAGAATCAAAAGATCATCGGCGTTTTGTTCGTCCCAGTTTTCCAAGGCTTCCCGCGCTTCGGATACTTCGCGCACATTGTCCGCGTTCCCACCTATTTCGCCGATCTCAGCATCAACGAGGGTATCCGTCAGGGCTTCGCGTTCGTCCCGCAATTCTTGAAGGCGGTCATAGTCGCAATTGATAGCCGCCACCATAGCGGCGATTGATTCGGCTTGCGCCTTGGCTTGGTCAAGCCCGTGATTGTCGTTTGAGTTAGTCATAATAAATTGGCCTTACTGGTTACCGTGCGAAGTTGCACGCAATAGCCCATGTTCAGGGCTATTACTTGAAACCTATTAAACCCCTTCACGCGCTGCGCGGGCTTTGCAAAACTTAACCGCTGATTTATAGGCGCGTGATCGTGTTGGATACACTTCGCGCCCTATCAAGACTTCCCGATTAGCTTGGCGCATTGTGATACATGATGCGAACCCTGCGCGATCTTGCACTGTGTATGCGGTAAAAACTGATCCCGTTTTGTGGTTGATTATTTGCATTTTGATTGTCCTTACTGGTTACGCTGCGAAAGTGCAGCAATTGAGATTATCGGGGATCAATGAGCCATTGGGCAACAATTAAAACTATCACAAAACGAGGTTTTAATAGTCTGCGCCAATGGCTACTCGTTTAGTCTAGCAATGCTTTGCAGAGCGCGTCAGCCTCTTTGCTGTCGATAGCAGTTCTGAGCGCATCCACGTATTCCGCATATTGCGGATGGTCAGGGCGCAATTGAACGCCCCCGCGTTTATGGGTTGACTCCACTATCAGGCCGGAACTGTTTAACAGGTGCGCGGCATAGTGCGCGGATTGGTGAATGGTTAGCATGGGAACCCCTTAAAAAGAGAAAAGAACGATTGTCAAAAGGTAGAGCGCGGCTACTGTAACCGCTGCCCCCAACCAGATAGCAAGGGTTGACGGTTCGCGCTCTAAAGGCTTTGGCCTCATGTCAATGTAATGTAGGCGGTGTTTAGTCATTGTGTGATCCATTGGGTTAATTGAGGGTACAGGCCAACGGCTGCGGGTGCATCCGGTAAATTTTCAATGCCGCGAGTTGCCCATGTAGTGACGGCTGCGGCGCGGCTTGGGTAAACCCAATGGCCGGAAGTGGAAAACCATAATTTAAACACTTCAATTTTGTCTAAGTTGCTCATGATAATTTGCCTTACTGTTACCCTGCGACAGTGCAGTGATTAGAATTATATGGGCATTTTGCGTATTGTCAAGCCACTGGACAACAATTATATCTATTGCGCTATTGTATCAATAGTTTATTCCAATGGGCGAACAATGCCACTTTTACCCGATCAAGTGCGCCACTTGTGACTTGTGCAGGACAATGGATTTTCGAGATTGCTTAATTCTTGTGCAATTATAAAAATGCTCTATCCTACCCCTCGCCTGCGCGATGTCACAAGTGACGCACATCGGTTGAACCCGTAAACCCGTGCCACTGGCTGCACTTAGCCACTGGCTGCACATTGTGGCACATGGTCACATGGTCAATGGCTGCCGGGTACTGGCTGCGCGTGATCCACTGGCTGCCGTGATCCACTGGCTGCCGTGCGCCTGCCGTGGCTGCCGTGCCACTGGCTGCCGCGTGCCTGCGGATCGAGGCCACCGGGTAGGGCCGACGGCGACAGGGCCACGCTGACGGTGACCCCGGAAACAATTTATTTTTTTTCAAAAAACCTCAAGTAGCCAATGGACACCCTTTATCTCTCTTTTACCCGTGTTGCAAAGTTTCTCAACTGTGTGCTAGTATCCGTACCACTATGGAATCAAGACAATCTAAATCCGTAGGCACAGATGACGCACTCGTCGAGTCCGCTGTTGAGATACCCGACTGGTTAGAACCTGCGCCTCGTAGCCTTGCTAAGTCACCCCCGGAGGTGAAGGCACTCGCATTGGCTCAGTATGAATTTATATTCATGCGGGTCATTGACTCAATTGCACACGGCAACAGCCTGTCGCAGATACTGCGGGATGACCAGCGCGACATCGACTACAACGACTTTTATCGGTGGATCAAAAAGAACCCTGAGAGAAACCAGTTGTTCACCGAAGCGCAAGAGATGCGTACCGAGTTCATGGCTGGCGAGATCATTGAGATTGCCGATGCCGACGACTCGTTAGAAGATGTGCAGCGATCCAGATTAAAGATTGACACGCGCAAGTGGCTCATGGGAGCGCATAATCGTAAGAAGTACGGCGAGATTAAAACCGTGGAGTTGGGCGGATCGATCAGTATTACTGAAGCACTGGCCCAAGCTAATGCACGGTTGGTCGATGCCGATGTGGTAGATGTAACCCCTCGACTGGAGAACTAAGTTGCAGAAGCCCATTTACTCGGCAGAAGAAGAACAGGTCTTGATGACCCAGCTTTGGAGTCCGCAGATCAAGGATGACCCTGAGTCGTTTGTGCGGTATGCGTTTCCTTGGGGGCAGAAGAATACGCCCTTGGAGAACTTCAAGGGGCCGCGTAAGTGGCAGCGCGATGTACTGCGCGAGATTACAGAACACCTGAAGAAGAACCGTGGGCAGTTGGACATGGACGCGCTACGGACAGCCATATCGAGTGGTCGTGGTATCGGGAAGTCGGCGCTGGTGTCGTGGCTAATCCTGTGGATGCTGAGTACCCGGATAGGCAGTAGCGTCATCGTGTCGGCTAACAGTGAGAATCAGCTACGCACGGTCACATGGGGCGAGTTGACTAAGTGGACAACGATGGCGATTAACGCGCACTGGTGGGAGGTGTCGGCTACCAAGCTGGTTCCCGCTACGTGGGTGACTGACTTGGTAGAGCGTGACCTTAAGAAGGGTACACGTTATTGGGCTGCGGAGGGTAAGCTGTGGTCTGAGGAGAACCCCGACTCGTATGCGGGTGTCCACAACCATGACGGCATGATGGTGATATTCGATGAAGCATCGGGTATTCCAGATGGGATTTGGAGCGTGGCGGCTGGCTTCTTTACCGAGAAGATATTGGATCGGTATTGGTTTGCGTTTAGTAACCCACGGCGTAACACGGGGTATTTCTTTGAGACGTTTCACGGTAAGCGGGACTTTTGGAACGCGAAGGTTATTGACGCACGCACAGTCGAGGGTACGGATCATGGGGTTTATGACCAGATCATCGCGGAGTATGGCGAGGACTCGATACAGGCTCGGGTGGAGGTATATGGCGAGTTTCCAGCAGCAGGAGAGGATCAGTTTATTTCCCCCGTGACTGTGGAGGATGCGTTTAAGCGGCCCAAGTACAAAGACCTGACTGCGCCGATCGTCATTGGCGTTGACCCAGCACGCGGGGGCATGGACAGCACGGTGATCGTGGTGCGCCAAGGGCGTGACTTGGTAGCCATCAAACGGTTCAAGGGCGACGACACCATGACCACCGTGGGTAACGTGATTGATGCCATCGAGGAGTACAAGCCAGCACTGACCATCATCGACGAAGGTGGGCTGGGCTACGGGATACTTGACAGGCTGACCGAACAGAGATACAAAGTGCGTGGGGTTAACTTTGGCTGGAAGGCGAAGAACCCGATTATGTGGGGTAACAAGCGTGCGGAGATTTGGGGTGCGATGCGGGACTGGCTAAAGACTGCGGCGATCTCAAGTGACCGACAACTGAAGGCCGACTTGGTTGGGCCTATGAAGAAGCCCAACTCTGCTGGTACAATTTTCTTGGAAGGCAAGAAGGAAATGAAGTCAAGAGGCTTGGCAAGTCCCGATGCAGCAGATGCGTTGGCGGTGACATTTGCGTTTCCTGTGGCTAACCGAGAGTACAATGGCAGAATGGAGCGCCGAGTCGTACAAGAACGCGGCGCTGTATCAACCGGATGGATGGGGAGTTAATATGGCTACTAAACCCGGACTTTATGCTAATATCCACGCCAAGCAAGCACGGATCGCCGCTGGCTCAAAAGAGAAGATGCGTCCAGTAGGCGCAAAAGGCGCACCGACTGCCAAAGCGTTTAAAGATTCAGCAAAGACGGCTAAAAAGGGTAAATGATGCCACTCGTCAAATCTAAGTCACCCGAAGCATTCCGCAAGAATGTAAAGGCCGAAGTTGCCGCTGGCAAACCCGTCAAGCAAGCCGTGGCGATCGCGTATTCAGTAAAACGTGAGGCTGCTAAACCAGCCCCAAAAGGTAAGAAATAATGGCTGATTACACAGGAATTGCCGCTGCTGGCGCTGTATCAAACGGTGGTTCTGCAAAGGACAAGAGCAGTTCCGACATTCTCGCTACTGCACGCAGTCGCCTTGATATGGCGATCTCTGCGTTGTCAGAGTCGCGTGAAGATGAGATTGATGACCTGCGCTTCTACGCTGGCTCACCTGACAATCATTGGCAATGGCCTGCTGACGTACTCGCTACCCGTGGTGCAGTACAAGGCCAAACGATCAACGCACGTCCGTGCTTGACAATCAACAAACTACCCCAACACGTTAAACAAGTTACGAATGACCAAAGACAGAACAGACCAAGTGGTAAGGTCATTCCTGCTGACGACAATGCAGACGTGGAAATTGCCGAAATCTTTAATGGATTGGTACGCCACATCGAATACATCTCTGATGCCGATGTTGCCTATGACACAGCGTGCGAGAACCAAGTTGCCTATGGCGAGGGATACATCCGGCTGCTGACTGAGTATTGTGACGAAAACACATTTGACCAAGACATCAAGATTGGGCGGATCCGCAATTCTTTTAGCGTCTACATGGACCCGACTATCCAAGACCCTTGTGGCGCGGATGCAAAGTGGTGTTTTATCACCGAAGACATCCCCAAAACAGAATACGAGCGCCTGTACCCCAATTCAGCGCCCATTACAACTTTGCAATCTTTGGGTGTGGGCGACCAGTCTATCTCCAATTGGCTCAATGAGAACACAGTCCGCATTGCTGACTACTACTACATTGACTATGACCGTGCTACATTGAATTTGTACCCCGGCAACCTAACAGCGTTTGAGGGTACGCCCGAAGACAAACAATTTAAGGCAATCTATGGAAAACCTAAAAAATCTCGTGAGTCTGATCGTGTCAAAGTTAAATACTGCAAGATCAACGGCTATGAAATTCTTGAAGAACGTGATTGGGCGGGGAAATACATCCCAGTAGTCCGCGTTGTTGGCAATGAATATGAGGTTGATGGGCGCTTGTACCTGTCTGGCCTAGTCCGAAATGCAAAAGATGCACAACGGATGTACAACTACTGGGTATCTCAGGAAGCTGAGATGTTGGCACTTGCACCAAAAGCCCCATTTATCGGCTACGGTGGTCAGTTTGAAGGCTACGAAGACAAGTGGAAGACCGCAAACACACAAAATTGGCCTTACCTAGAGGTAAATCCTGATGTGACTGACGGTTCTGGCTCTGTTTTGCCATTGCCACAACGCGCCCAGCCCCCAATGGCATCTAGCGGCTTGTTGCAAGCCAAAGCTGGCGCTTCCGAAGACATTAAATCGACAACTGGTCAATATAACGCTTCTTTGGGCATGGGAAGCAACGAACGCTCAGGAAAAGCGATTCTTGCGCGTCAGCGTGAAGGCGATGTAGGTACTTACCACTACGGCGACAACCTCGCCCGTGCGGTGCGCCACATTACTCGCCAGATTGTTGACCTTGCTCCCAAAATTTACGACACACAGCGCGTGGCTCGGATCATCGGCGAAGATGGTGAAACCAATATGGTCAAGATTGACCCTATGCAGCAAGAACCAGTCAAGAAAATCATTGATCCTATGAACCCATCGGTAGTGATAGACAAAATCTATAACCCTGCCGTGGGCAAATACGATGTGGTGGTGTCAACAGGGCCGGGTTATGCAACCAAGCGCCAAGAGGCACTTGAGGCAATGGCCCAATTGCTGCAAGGCAACCCCCAGTTGTGGCAAGTGGCTGGCGATCTGTTTGTCAAGAACATGGATTGGCCCGGCGCACAAGAAATGGCAAAACGCTTTGCCAAGACCATTGATCCCAAACTCATGGAAGACGGCGACAAGTCGCCAGAGTTGCAAGCTGCTGAACAACAGATGCAGGCAATGGGGCAAGAGATGGAGCAGATGCACCAAATGATTACGAATGTCGGCAAGTCCATTGAGATGCAAGACATGAAGCGCAAGGACTACGAGGCTGAGATCAAAGCCTACCAAGCCGAGACACAACGCATTAGCACAGTCCAAGCCAGTATGTCACCAGAGCAGATTCAGGACATCGTGATGGGTACAATCCACGCAGCAATGGATTCTGGCGATATTGTGAACGGATCACCAGAAATGCGTGAACCCGCAGAAATGCCTGAGATGCCAATGGAACAACAGGGTATGGAGCAAATGCCACCACAAGGAATGCCAAATGAAATGCAATGATTTTATGGGAATGCTATTCCTAGCCCGTGATGTGACTCACAGTGTTCATTTGAACACCCGTAGTTACTCCAAGCACGTTGCGCTCAACATCTTTTATGACCGCATCATTGGTGCTGCCGATGATTTTGCCGAGGCATATCAGGGCAGACACGGTATGATTGGGCCAATTAGCCTGATGTCTGCCAAGAAAACGACCAATGTCATCGAATTCTTGCAAGACCAGCTTGACGAGATTGAAAAGTGCAGATATGAAGTGGTTGACAAATCAGATTCATCGTTGCAACAATTGATCGACAACATTATTGAAATTTATCTTCGCACGCTTTATAAATTGAGGTTTTTAGCATGAGCACTAAATTTGTTTCCCAAACGCAATACGGCAAAAACGAACAATTTGACCTGCAAGTAGGCAGGGAACAAATTCAAGGCCACCAGTCCATTTTTCTGTTTGGTTACAGTGCGTCTATTACTAACGCTGCGTTTATCCCTGCGTGGGAAAACACCGCCGCGTACACATACCCAGCCTCTGCTGTGGCGATGAGTATTGTCAGCACTTCAGCGTCGGACACTGCGGTTGAGATCATCATTTATGGCCTTGACATCAACTACAACCAAATTAACGAAACTGTCACCCTGACTGGCACAACGCCAGTCGTGACAAACACTTTGTTTTTCCGCGTGAACCAGTTGGACGTGCTGCCTGATAGCGTCAACCCTGTCGGTGTCATTACTGCCAAGAACGGCGGCGTGACTTACGGCCAGATCGCAGTTGACACGGGTCAAAGCAATATGTCGGTGTACACGGTTCCTGCGGGCCACACTTTTTATGGCAACCACGTCGGCGCATGGTCTTCAACGTCCGTCACATCCGGCGTGTATGCCACTTTTAGGACGCAGATTCTGTCCCCAGCGGGCACAAAATACATTGTGTCTCAGGCTCCGTTTTTGAACACCTTTGAGTTTGCCGCCAACTTTCCGTTAACTTTTGCAGAGAAAAGCGATGTGCAGTTGCAGTTCAAGTCTAGCGGCGCTGGCCTAGCAATCGGCACAATTCTTGAAGGCGTCCTCATTAAAAACTTTACGGATTAATCATGGCTATTTATAAACAAGGCAATGCAGACTCACAAATCAAAGTTGGCGCAGGCAAACTGTTTGGTGTTTTCATTTCCACCACCACTAGCGGCACTTTTGCTTTGTATGACAGCGCAACTGCAAGCACTAGCGACCCCAAAATTGTTAACACAGTGACCGTAGCTGCTGGCACTCAATATGTGAGTTTTCCTGCTGGCTTGTGGTTTAGCAAAGGTCTGTATATCGACATTGCTAACACCATTGAGTACACTGTTGCTTACGAATAAATTTTGATGTAATATCGAATTACTCTATCGGCGGGGTTCACCGAGGAATCTTAGGATTCATTGAAATGACTGAAGAAGTCCAAAACCTAGCGGAAGTTGACTCCGTGCCAACACCAAGTGAGACGGCCTCACCGGAAGTTGTAGAAGTTACGCCGGAGACACCAGAGGTAGCCAGCAAGACATTCTCGCAAGAGGAACTTGATGCTGCAATTGGTAAACGCCTCGCAAGAGAGCAACGTAAATGGGAACGAGAGCAAGCAAATCGCCAAGCGGAAACGCAGGTGATGAAAGCTGCACCAACGGCAACCGTTGACCAGTTTGAAAGCCCTGAAGCCTATGCGGAAGCATTGGCCTATTCAAAGGCTGAAGAATTGATCGCTAGACGAGAAGCCGCCAAGCAGCAATCGCAGGTTCTTGAAAGTTATCACGAGCGTGAAGAAGAAGCGCGGAGCAAATACGAGGACTTTGAACAAGTTGCGTATAACCCCAAGCTGGCAATTACAAACGTGATGGCAGAAACGATCCAATCTTCGGATGTTGGCCCCGACTTAGCCTATTGGCTTGGGACTAACCCCAAAGAAGCAGACCGTATTTCCAAGATGTCGCCACTCGGTCAGGCGAAGGAAATCGGAAAGATTGAAGCTAAACTAGCTTCTGATCCTCCGGTGAAAAGATCAACGTCTGCGCCAGCACCTATTTCGCCAGTTACTGCCCGATCCTCTGGATCACCAGCACTTGACACTACTGACCCACGCTCTATCAAGAGCATGACAACCTCAGAGTGGATTGCGGCTGACAGGGCAAGACAGGCAAAAAAGTGGCAGTCACAGGCTAACCGCTAACTTTTTTAAGGACTTTTAATATGTCAAACAGTATCCTAACGATCGACATGATCACCCGCAAGGCTCTCGAAATTCTTGAGAACAACCTTGTTTTGACCCGCAATGTAAACCGTCAGTACGACGACAGCTTCGCTGTTGAAGGTGCAAAGATCGGTTCAACCCTGCGTATCCGTTTACCCGACCGTGCTTTGGTCACTGACGGTGCTGCCTTGCAAGTGCAAGACGACAACGAACAGTTCACCACATTGTCTGTAAACAACCAAAAGCACATTGGTGTCAACTTCACATCTGCTGAATTGACCATGCAATTGGATGATTTCGCAGAGCGTGTGTTGAAACCTCGTATTAGCCAATTGGCATCTTCCATTGATGCTGATGTTGCTAATGCGTACAAAACCATCGGTAACACTGTTGGAACACCCGGCACTACTCCTTCGACTTCTTTGGTCTTGTTGCAAGCCCAACAGAAATTGAACGAAAACGCTGCTGTGATGTCCCCACGTTACGCAACCGTAAACCCTGCTGCTAACGCTGGCT